CTGCATTTCTTGAGGGTGCAGTTGCAATGCATGACAGCAGGCAGGACCAATGGCTCTGCTCAATGATGGCATTTGACCATATCCAGGAATAGCACCTCCCACCATCGGAGGGTTGTGCATAGGGATCGCAGCGGAAACGTCTGGACTCAGAGTCTGACTTGGCTCAGTGTTTGGTTTATAGTGTCCTTGGTATGGAACGCTCCCTCCGACATCTGAAATCGAGACATTGTTCGTGTTGTAAACGTTAGAAACATTTGCTCCTTGTGCGCTAAACATCAGTGACTGCCTTGTTTCGTTTGCAAGATGGTTGCGGATCTCCGAAAGGTCATCGATGTTCTTTCCAAGGATAATCCGTGTGGGTTCAAATCTCCTGTTGGTTACGGGATCGAACTTTCCTGTTTCTGCTATAGGCCGAGGGATCGTAAACCGGGCGTTCACAAATCTCGATCGCATGGTAATGACGGCGGATCTTGAATCTCCCTTCGTTCTCAAGGGTGAAGCCACCGTAAAATGGATGGTTGACATGTAATCGATAAGCGCATCACCAAATGTGAACGTGTTCATGGCTGATCTATATGCCTTGAAATTGATGCGCAGAATCTCAGTTGTACTCCTGTTCGGTTCTAAGCAAATGTGGTTCATCTGGAAAATTGAACTCAGATTAGGAAAATAGGTACCAGTGTCTCCTATGGTGTTAGAATAAGATGACAAAGGTGACTCCCAAATGATTAGTTTGCCACACTGTGATGGTTGACCTGTAATCTCGAAAATTAATTCGATATCCATGGTGGAGTAGATATAACGCTGGAACATCATGTTCTGAACGTTGTCCGGATTTCCAAGCGCTAGCAGGTCTTGTGGTAGGATGAATGAAAAGAGGGTTGTCCCTCCTGATTGTGTGTCATTCCAATCAAAGGAGCCGCGAAACATTTCGCTCTCTAGTCCATATCCAGTGTCAGCTGTAGTTGCGTTTACAGCCTTGTCAGCCAGAGCAGAAAAGCCAAGGGGCAGTGGTTCACTCGTCCCCATTTCCTGCGTGGTTGCTGTCAACAGTCCGGGATCGTTAGGGCCCTGTGCGTGGAACTTGGCTGGATCGTTTTCGGCCAAAAATCCCACAAAGAAGTCTCCTGACGTTCTGTTGGCTACTACCCTGGCTAGCGTCTTCGCATTCTTGGGGGCCAGTTGTGCTGTTAGTTCTGGAACGCCCAGCGCCTCAACTCTTGGGTAGATTTGTTTGTGTAGGTGGTCATAGAAGCTCTGGCCCCAGACGGAAGCATATTCCAACATGGTGGTGATGTTTTCAGTGTCTTCTTCGAAGCCTTTCTTGCACCATTGAAGCGTCTGGTAAATGGTGTCCTTCTTCATGGCTCCGCACCATAATCCCTCGACCCTGACGGGGTGTGCGCCAAGGAAAGTGATTTGGCCAAAAGTTTTCCGGTAGTCTTCCAGTTCAGCTCCCTTGACGGACGATGTGTACTGCTGGTCAAGCAGTTCCGCGTAGTGCTTGCTCAAGATTTTGGGGTTCCAATCGACGTTCTTTGTGACTGCAATGATGTGGTCGTCTCCAAGCGCTTTCATCCTTACCTGTTCTTCAAAAATCAAGTGTGGGTGCGTGATCTTAAAGATGTACCTGACGTAGGCTTCGTTAACCAGGCAGTTCAGGATTGTGGTCCAGAAGCAGCCTGACGCTTGATTGCAGATGGTCCAAAATTGGAAGGCTCCTACTTGCATCGGGGTCTTTGTCTCGTGGTCGTGCATGAACTGTGACATTTGGGTGGGCACATCCAAGAATTGTTTGGCGAGTTGTTTGATGACACCATACGCGCCTTCTTGGAATTGTGGTACCATGCGGTAGTCCCACTCACAGATGTCCCCATCAATGAATGACACGTCGGCGGTGTTCAAACTAGTCAGTTGATCGTGTAGTCCGTTCATCATGTGCGAATACTGGTTGACTCCAATTGCTGCAACAATACGCGGAGAATTCTGGAAGGCGATGAAAATCGATCCGTACAACATCCGGAAAGCTACAAGGCAAACGAGGTCATTGGCGTAGATCATGCGAGTCCTGATGTCCTTGATCTTTTTCTCAGATACCAGCTCGTCCTTAAGGTAACCCAAAAATACATGGTCTATCGTAGATGGGTCTCCATTGTAGCGGGCCATTTCACTCAGTTTCTGTCTAACCAGTTTCTCGAATTCAGGGTCGTAATGGAAGTTTCCTTCTTGGTCAAACCAGATGAACTCTTGTTTTCCTTTCCCCTTAGTTGTTTTGATCAGGGGATAGCCAGCGCTGGTCTTAACCCTCAGGCTTGACAACAGGCCGGGGATTCCCTTGCACGCTTCCTCGAAAGTCAACTGCCTCTGTACCTTCCAGCACAGTTGGTGGGCTAGCTCACGATAGAGGTCTGTGAAAGTTTCCTTGACCAACTCATTGTCTACCACAATTGGTTTCCTGTCCAGCGTTCTCAACATAGACAGTGCGCCAGGGTCATATCCTCGAGCCCTCGGGTCATCCCGTGATAGGATGGCTGGTTGTTTCACCGATTGCACGTCCAGCGTCCCATGCAGCATGCTCGGAACGATCTTAGTTCTCGTAGGCGCCGCAACAATTTGATCCTTGGACACTGGAGCCATTTTGCGTAGGTTTCCCATAGCACTTGTGACTACTCCAGTTCCTGGTACGAACGCTGATGAAATAGCCTTCGAAAGTTCATCTTCCATGTAGCAGCCGAAAGGGTGGACGCCTTGGGCTTGCAGAACGACATCTTCATCCAAGGCGGGAATAGCTCCATTGACGATCAGGCTTAGAGCTTCCTCCAAGTCATCTCTGTTAACGGACACTGCCAAACCCTCTGAGACACTGACCTTGTTGCCCGTGCCGGCCACATGCATTCCAATGATCTTACCAGCAATTGGTCCTGATGCAGCCACCAGGAGTGAGCCACAATCGCCGTCCACAGTTGGTGCTGCGTACCTCCAGCAATCAGAAACCGTGATGTTTCCTGAGGAGTGTGAGTATGTGATTTCCTCTCTCCTGATCGCCGTACTGTACTTTTTGCCAGAGATGGTCTGCACGACAAATGGCACCGGTTGCTTTCCGAATTCGATCATGTTGAGTTCAGCCCTCGTAATAAATTTCTTGATATTATCGGGGTATTGGCTCATCGTGTGGTTCTCAAATGAAAACATTATCAAATCACAATCCGGGTCGGTCACAGACAAATCCATCACAAAGTTGGCACGGTAGGGTTTTCCGTCTTTCATGTGAACCATTGGAGCTGAGGCATCTTTCAGGATCAAATCCTTCACGCCGTGCAGGTAAGTTACGAAAACTCGCCCAGAGATAGGGTAAGCCTGTATGTCTCGTCCTGCGAAGTTGATGGTAACAGCCTTGATTTCGGCGGCGGCCTGGGCGGCGAAGTTGGTCTTCTTGAACGTCCTCTTGCCCTTGTTGTTGCCTCCACTAATCCTTTGCGGTCTGTTGGATTGTGCTCCAAAACTCATTGGTTCTTCCTCCTCTGATTTTCCAAAGGCATACTGTATCAATTGAATGGTCACTATGACTAGCCCAATCATAGCGCCGGTCTCTAATCCTGTCTTTAGAGCGATCCAAGGGTTGTACATTTCGTTCACAACCGTGAGACCAGCAAGAATGAAGCTCATCGTCTCCCAACCCTCCGTTTTGACGGTATGGAGGAACGCATCATAGTACTCCTCCCTCATGTTTCCATTTTCGTCGTACTTGTACTTTTCTATAGCCTCATCAATCGTGATGTTTCCGGCCATAAGATTTCCAGCCAAAGGGCCAATGTTGGACTGCTTTTCATGTGCCCTACAGTACTTGAGTCCTGCTTTCGCGTTCCTCACCCCCATCTGGTTGTCACACCTTGGGAAAGCACACAGATATCTTTGTGTCTTGTGTCCGGAATTGGACCCGTGTGAGTCGCTGATAGAATGATTGGGGTTAACGTTCTGCACTTGATGTTGAAAGCAGCTACGAGGGCCGTGCGTTTCCATAGTGGGAGAATCGTGCAAATGTACTATCCTCACAGTACAACCTGCATGACTGCACTTGTGTGCGTGTTTGATCTCGTGTTTGCCCTCGTGGTTCGTCGGACTCAAGGTTGGTATGTTCTCGTTGTACCTAGGCCATCTCGGGCCTTTACCTGTGTTCCTTATAGTCGGGACGCATTCGCTCTCTTTGTGGCATTTGGGGCAAGCAAATTTGCGAATTGTTTCATGCTCGTAAATCTGATCACAACAGTTGTGAATGTGCGGTCCATTCTTTCTCCTCTTCCCGATCTCGTAGTACAATCCATGTTCATGGGACTCTCCTTCAGCGGGAAAGTTCTCACGAGAGTCATCGACTTCTTCTTCTGATTCGGTTGACATACCGGGACCTTGGGCCTGCATCGGCTCTTCCGAGCCATCTGACCCCACTCCGAATATGCTAAGCAGGGCTTCCTTCACGGTTGGAACCTTTCCAGGTAAACCGTAACATTCTCTGAGGGCTTCGTTGATAAGCGCCTCAGGATCAACCGTTTCCGACATCCCTCCTCCAAGCGCTTTCGCGACTGTTTCACAACCCTCTCTGTGGACTGCGTAGCCTCTTTTCAGAAACTCAACGAGTTCAGGGTAGCTTAGTTCAGGCGTTTTGTTCACAAAGCCTCCCGGCACAATGGATGGCCAGATCAAAAATTTGGCCCACACTACGTCCTTGATTTGCTCTAAAGACAGCGAGTTCAGATCGACCACGTTGTCTTTAAAGTATTCTTTCTTTCCCTTCATCTCAATGACCACATTCCTGCGGCGATTGAGAGCTCTGTTATCAAGTCCTTCGGCTCTGAAGCTCACGTTGTTGTTCATCGTCCAGACAACCTTGGGTTGGATGATAGTTCCCTTGATCCCAACTGTAGGGTTGTCTACAGAAGCCATCTGAGGTTGGAATTGTCCAGTCGAACACAACACAAGGTATTCTTTCCCATGTCTGAGCCTGTCATCCGCGTTTCCGACCATGAATTCGTCCATTGTTACCATGTCCGGATCCGCGCATCCATCCCAGTACTCTGAGTTGACATTCCTGTTGTATAGTCCGTCTTTGTATATTCCAAATGATTCAGCTGCCAGTTTCTCTGATACAAGAGTCTTTCCAACTCCCGGCTCCCCGAAGAAATGTATCACATATGGCGCCTGTCGTGAGCTCGGTGTGTGCCTGTATTGAGTCAATGTAGTCGCGATTGCGGCCAATCTTACAAACGGTCCGTTTATGAGTATTCTCAAGGCATGTTCCTTAACCTCTCGGATGAGGTCTGACCCCTCTTTCAAGAGAGCCTTGATTTTCTCAAAGTACACGTCGCTT